CATCCCCGATTTCGGCACCATCGAGGGGCCGTTCCAGGTCAGTGCGATCGAATATGGTGGCACGCATGACGGCGAGGCGACGTACGAGCTGTCGCTGGCCTCGGCCGGGCGGCTGATCTTCACGGTACTGTGAACGTGATGGCCAACCCCTATGCAGGCGAGGTGGCGCTGGTGATCGATGGCGAGCGGCACGTGATGCGGCTGACCCTCGGGGCGCTGGCCGAGCTCGAGGCGACGCTGGAGCGCGGATCGCTCGTCGATCTGGTGGCGCGGTTCGAGGAAGGCGCGTTTTCCACCCGCGACGTTCTGGCGCTGATCGTGGCCGGGCTGCGCGGCGGTGGCTGGCGTGGCACCGCGGCCGATCTCTTGAGCGCCGAGGTCGAGGGTGGGCCGGTCGCTGCCGCGCGCGCCGCGGCCGAAGTGCTGGCGCGGGCCTTTGCCCTGCCGGAGGCGGGCGGATGAGCGTCCGTTTCGACTGGCCAGCGCTGATGCGCGCCGGGATGCAGGGCCTTGGGCTGAAGCCCGCCGAGTTCTGGGCGCTGACGCCGGTCGAACTGCGCCTGATGCTGGGCGAGCGTGAGGGCGTGCGCCCGATGGCCCGCGACGGGCTGGAGGCGCTGCTTCGGGCCTTTCCCGATGAACATGGAGAGATGAGCGATGGATGAACTGGACCGCGCCGACGAGCTCGAGGCGCAGATCGAAGCACTGGATGACGCCATGGGGCAGGCCACCGGCATGGCCGCGGCCTTCAACGCGGAGCTGGGCCGCGTGCGCGGCGGCTTTGCCGAGGCCGGACAGGACGTGCGCAGCCTCGAGCGGGGGCTGAGCCGTGGCTTGCGGTCCGCGCTGCGCGGTGCGGTGGTCGAGGGCGACAGCCTGTCCGACAGCTTGCGGCGGATGGCGACGATCATGGTCAACAGCGCATTCAACGATGCCACGCGTCCGGTCACCGACCAGTTGGGCGGGCTGATATCGCAGGGCGTCGGCGGTCTGGTGCAGGGGTTGTTTCCCTTTGCCAAGGGCGCCTCGTTTTCGCAAGGCCGCGTGCAGCCTTTTGCCAATGGCGGGGTCGTGAACGGGCCTGTCACCTTTCCGATGCGCGGCGGCACCGGCCTGATGGGCGAGGCGGGCCCCGAGGCGATCATGCCGCTCAGCCGCGGCCCGGATGGCCGCCTCGGGGTGCGCACGCAAGGTGGCGGCGGTGTCAGCGTCGTGATGAATATCAGCACCCCCGATGCCGAAGGCTTTCGCCGCAGCCAGGGTCAGATCGCCGCACAGCTTGGCCGCGTCATCGGACGCGGCGGGCGCAACCGCTAAAAGGAGCCTGCGACATGGGATTTCACGAGGTCAGATTTCCGGCGAGCCTGAGTTTCGGCTCGCTCGGCGGGCCCGAGCGGCTGACGGACATCGTCACGCTCGCCAACGGGTTCGAGGAGCGCAACACGCCATGGGCGCAGGCGCGCCGGCGCTATGATGCGGGGGTGGCGCTGCGCAGTCTTGACGATGTCGAGGCACTGATCGCCTTTTTCGAGGCACGGCGCGGGCAGCTTTACGGCTTTCGCTGGAAGGACTGGACCGATTTCAAGTCGGGCCGCGCCAAGGCCGAGCCGGATTACCGCGATCAGGACATCGCCGTGGGCGACGATGCGACGCGGGCCTTTCAACTGGTCAAGACCTACCGCTCGGGCGATCAGGTGGCGGTGCGCCCCGTCGTGAAACCCGTCAAGGGCACGGTGCGGATCGGCCAGGCCAATGTCGAGATGTTCGAGGGCGTGCATTACGAGGTGGACGCGACCACCGGCATCGTGACCTTTGTCGAGCCGCCCAACCGGGACGTGCCGATCACCGCCGGCTATGAGTTCGACGTGCCGGTGCGGTTCGATACCGACCGTATTCAGACCAGCCTTGCCAGCTTTCAGGCCGGCGAGGTGCCCAATGTGCCGGTCGTGGAGATCCGGATATGACCGCGCTGCTGGATCATCTGGGGACGGGTATCACGACCACCTGCCGGGCCTGGGCGCTGACCCGCCGTGACGGGGTGGTGATGGGGTTTACCGATCACGACCGCGTGTTGCAGTTCGATGGCGTCGAGTTTCGTCCCGATACCGGGCTGACGGCGCTTGCGTTGCAGCAATCGACCGGGCTTTCGGTGGACAATACCGAAGCCTTGGGCGCGCTGTGTGATGCCGCGATCCGCGAGGAGGATATCGAGGCGGGCCGTTATGACGGCGCGGATCTGCGCGCATGGCTGGTCAACTGGCAGGACGTGGACCAACGCAGCCTGCTGTTTCGCGGCACGATCGGCGAATTGCGCCGCGCGGGCGGTGCCTTCGAGGCCGAGCTGCGCGGTTTGACAGACGCGCTCAACGTGCCGCTTGGCCGGGTCTACCAGAAACACTGCAGCGCGGTTCTGGGGGATCGCGACTGTGCTTTCGATCTCGACACGCCGGGTTATCTGGCCGAACGCGCCGCCGAAGAGATCGAGGACAACCGCGTCTTTCGCTTCGCGGAGATGGGCGGCTTTGCCGCGGACTGGTTTCGCCACGGTGTGATCCGCGTGCAAGACGGCGCGGCCTCGGGGCTGGTCGGTCTGATCAAGCGTGACCGCATGGACGGCGCGGGACGGGTGATCGAGTTGTGGCACCCTCTGGGCGCGCGCGTGGCCTCCGGTGACATGCTGCGGATCGAGGCGGGCTGCGACAAGCGCAGCAGCACCTGTCAGTTCAAGTTCAACAATCTGGCCAATTTCCAGGGTTTTCCCGATATTCCCGGCGATGACTGGACGATCACCGACCCGACCAAATCGCCGCGTCTCGACGGCGGGAGCCGCAGGCGATGAGCGCGCAAGGCGACTGGATCGTGACGGCGGCGCGGGGCTGGATCGGCACGCCGTACCGGCATCAGGCCGCGTGCCGGGGGGCCGGCTGCGATTGTCTGGGCCTCGTCCGGGGCCTTTGGCGCGAGATCAGGGGGGCCGAGCCCGAGCGCCCGCCCGCCTATTCCATGGACTGGTCGGAACCCGCGCGGCAAGAGGCGCTCTGGCAGGCGGCGGCGCGGCATCTCGTGGTGAAGCCGCTGACCGATGAGGCCCCCGGCGACGTGATCCTGTTTCGCATGCGCGAAGGGTCGGTCGCCAAGCATCTCGGCATCGTCGCCGGCACGGGCGCTGCTGCCAGCTTCATTCACGCCTATTCGGGCCACGGTGTCGTCGAATGCGCGCTGAGCGCGCCATGGCGGCGGCGCATCGTGGCGCGGTTCGCATTTCCCGAGGAGATCTGAGCGATGGCAACCATTCTATTATCAGCCGCAGGTGCGGCCGTGGGCGGGGCTGTCGGCGGCTCTGTCCTCGGGCTTTCATCGGTCGTGATCGGGCGCTTTGCCGGGGCCGTCATCGGGCGCTCGATCGATCAGCGCCTGCTGGGGCAGGGATCCGAGGTGGTCGAGACCGGGCGCGTCAGCCGCCTGCGCCTGACCGGCGCGGGCGAGGGCGACGCGATCAGCCAGGTCTACGGGCGCATGCGTGTCGGCGGACAGGTGATCTGGGCCACCGAATTTCGCGAGAATGTCAGCGTGACCCGCGGCAGCGGCGGCGGCAAGGGCAGCCCCAGCCCCGCCACGCCCGACACGCGCCGGATCAGCTACTCGGTCAGCCTCGCGCTCGCGCTGTGCGAGGGCGAGATCACCCGCGTGGCGCGGGTCTGGGCCGATGGCACCGAGGTGTCGCTGTCGGGCCTGGGCATCCGCGTCTATCACGGAACGCGCGATCAGGCGCCCGATCCGTTGATCGAGGCGGTGGAGGGTGCGGGCAACGTGCCGGCCTATCGCGGCACCGCCTATGTGGTGATCGAGGATCTGGACATCTCGCGCTTTGGCAATCGCGTGCCGCAGTTCAGCTTCGAGGTCTGTCGCCCGTCGCAGGCCGAGACCCCGGGGGCGGATCTCGATCCGGTGCGCGGTGTGCGCGGCGTGGCGTTGCTGCCCGGCAGTGGCGAATACGTGCTCGCCACCACGCCGGTCACGATGGATTTCGGCTTTGGCTCGAGCGACGTCGCCAATATCAACACGCCGTCCGAGCAGCCCGATTTCGTCACGTCGCTCGAGGCGCTGACGCAGGAATTGCCCCAGTGCGGCGCGACGTCCCTGATCGTCAGCTGGTTCGGCACGGATCTGCGCTGTGCCGACTGCCGCATTCACCCGCGCGTGGAGCAAAGGCAGTTCGACGCCTC